GCTCGGCGCGACGGGTGCGACGTTGACGGGCTTCTATACGGGCGTCGTCGGTAACACGCTTCAGGCCACGATGTCGAATGGCACGAAGCCCACCACGTTCAAGTGCACGGTCGCACTGCCCGGTCAGCTGTCAGAGATTTACGACAACCTCGGTGTGGGCGTGATTCCGGGCACGACGACGCCCGGCACCGGCTACACGTCTGTGCCTCAACTGGCGATGAACGCCCCGGCGTCTGGTGGCACGCAGGCCGTCGTACAGGCCACCCTGAAAGCGCTGTCGGCCAACATCACGGGCAGCGGCGGATCGGGTGGTACGGGCTACGTGACCGGCGACACGATCACGCTAGCGAATGGCGTGGTTCTGACGGCCACGGCTACAGCAGGTGTCATCACCGCGCTGACCGTCACGAATGCTGGCTCGCTCGGCGGCGGCGCGGCACCGGTATCCGGCAACACGCAGATCCAGACGTCCGGCGTCGGTACTGGCGCAATCATCAACCTTGTATGGGGTCTGGGTGCGCCTAGCGTCATCGTGCCGGGCCTGGGCTACACCGCAGCAACGGGCACGCTCACTGGGGGCGGCGCGGGCACTCCTGGGACGTACACCTTTGGTGTGGGCTGCTGGACCAACCTCGTCAACGCGGTCAACAACGGTCAGTCCGGCGTGCGCGGCCCGTCGCAACTCGTTGTTGCAACGATTGGCACGTCGGCCGCTGCGCCCGCGCTGGCGACGTACACCTTCTCCGGCGGTACCGACGGCGCGGCCGGCGTGACCGATGCGACGCTGGTCGGCACGAACTCCACGCCGCCCACCGGCATGTACGCATTGCAGAACGCGAACGTGCTGACGATGAACCTCGTCGACCATTCGACCTCCACGCAGTGGAACACGATGGCGCAGTTCGGGATCCTGTACGGCATCTTCGGCGCGGGACAGGCACCGGTGGGCACCAACGTGGCCAGCACCGCTTCGTTGCTCGCATCTGCTGGCGTCGACAACTACAGCTTCAAGGATCTGGTCGGCGACTGGGTGTACTGGCAGGACACTATCAACAACGTGCAGCGTCTGCTCGGGCCGGCTACGTTCTGGGCGCCGATGCGCGCGAATATGGCACCGAACCAGTCGACGCTGAACAAGCCGGTCAACGGCCTGATCGGTACGCAGCGTTCAGCGCAAAACCTGCTGTACGCAGATTCGGAAGCGCTTGCCGCTACGCAAGGACGTCTCGATTACCTCGCGAATCCGGCGCCGGGCGGCAATTACTTTGCCTTCCAGACTGACATGAACTGCTCGACGTTCGCCGCGACGAATTCCGAGGCGTACACGTCGATGACAAACTTCCTCGCGCTGACTCTCGCGTCGAACTTCGGCTGGGTGGTCGGCAATCCCCAGACGACAGACCTGCGCGGTGAAGTCAACGACTCGATCACGGCCTTCCTGACCGGACTGTGGCTGGTGAATCAGTACATCGGCGACGTGAACAACCCGACTCAGGTGCCGTTCTCGGTACAGACCAACGCCGCAAACAACCCGAGTGCACAGGTCGCCACCGGCCTGATGCAGACGCTGGTCAAGGTCACGTACCTGTCGATCGTCCGCGTGTTCGTGATCTCGCTGCAAGGCGGCGGCACGGTCAGCGTCACTGTGCAGAACGGCTGATCACTTCTCTTCCCGTCCAGATAGCCCGCCGCGTGCGGGCTTCTTCTTTTGTAGGAGCCGCAAATGGCAGGCGTCAATAGTTTTAACGTAGGCCGCGACGGGGCGCAGCTGACGATTCTCGACTCGAACATCGGCACGGTCACGATCAACGGGGTCATCCGGTTCGAAGCGAAGCCCGCAGTCGTCAAGCTGAAGAGTGTGCAGATCGGCGGCCGCATCATGTATCGGGTAGTGCCCGACGGTCACGAACTTTCGTTCGAGATCGACCGTCAGGATCCGTCGTACGAGCAGTACTTCGCCAGCGCTGAGGCGAACTACTACGCCCAGCTTCCACCGAGTGCCATTTTTCTCACGTGGACCATCAACAACCTGGATACCTCGGTATCCCAGTACCAGTATTCCGACATGGCGCTCGCGCCGGAAGATGACGGTACGTGGGAAGGTCAGACAAAGGTGACGCAGAAGTTCACCGGACAAGCTGGCCGCAAGATCCAGATCTCCTAAGGAAAACGAATGTCTTCGAAAGTAACCGTTCGTCCGGATGCCCCGCTTCCCGCCGGTCAGCCGGCGCAAACACCGTCGCAATCCGCCGTGGCCCATGCTGTCAGTGATGTCGCTGTAACCGACTCGGCCGGCCGCACCATCGTGCTGCGCAAACCCAATCCTTTGACGAAGCTGCGCTTCATCGATGCGATGGGCGAGTCGTCCGCGAACCGCCTTTGGGCCGGCACTGTGTGGCCGCTGATGTATGTGGTGTCGATCGATGGCGCCAACGTGCCGGCACCGGCGCAGAAGACGCAGATCGAAGCGCTCTATCAACGCCTCGATGAGCATGGCTATGAAGCGGTGGAAAAGGCGCACGCGGAACACTTCGCCGCGGACACTGCCGCGATCAACGAGGATCTCGCAAAAAAATAGTTAGCGACCCCGAGACGCGTCAGTCCCTCTGGCTGGCGGGTCACGGCGTGCCGTTCGATGTCGCATTTGGCATCGACAACACGACGCGCACTGCGTGGTCGATCATCGTTTCCGAGCAGCAGACCGGGAAGCGGTACAACTTTGCGACACAGCAATACGAGGGTGGCGAGTGAAGGAATTCAAGAGCTTCGGTGCCTTTGCAGATCACCTCATGCGCCTCGCGGCGGAATCCGAAGAGGTGAAGAAGCACATTCTCGACAGTTCCGCCGAGGAAATACAGAAGACCGCAAAAGGACTCATCGGTGAATACCAGAGCGCCGTAGGCAGCTATCCGGCATGGGAAGAACTGGCCGAGTCAACGCAGGCAGAACGCTCACGGCTGGGCTATTCGGAGAACGATCCAGGCTATCGCTCCGGCGCAATGCAGCGTTCCGTGGGGCGCCATGTCGAGGGCGATGAGGCCGCAGTCGGTTCAAACGATCAGGACCTGGTCTGGTTCGACGGCGGCACCAGCAAACAGCCGCCGCGGCCAGTGTTCGGTCCCGCAGCCATTCACAGCAGGTCGCGCGTGCAGAAGATCATGGGCATGACGATGTTCGCGTGGCTCTCGGGCCGCGGCTGGCGGCGTCCACGGATTACCAGCGGCGATTGAAGTAAGCGAACAGAAACAACACGCAGGCGATCGCCAGAAAGACCCCGATATACGGCACGAACAGCAGGATCGTCGGCGCGGCGATAGCCAATGGCCTGTTCATGGCAGGCCGGTTGATCCACCACGCGCGGAGTCCGTGCGGATGCCCGCTCAGACTGCGCACGCGCGGTTTGGGGTATTGCACCCATGAAATGTGATCGGCCAGCCATTCCCGCGCCCGATAGATTCGGTCCATATCGACTCCACGTCGTAAGCCATTGAGTTTAAACCAAAATGATTGATGTCTACTCGATCGGCTCGACGCTCAAGATTACGGACCTCGTTACGCCGCATCTGGTCAGGATGGCGGAGCAGTTCGCCAAGATCGATGCGATTGTCCTGCAGGTCAACAAGCGCCTGCAGAAGATGGGTGCCGAGGTGGTGGGTGTCCGCAATCTCGCGACGGCAGCAAAGGCGCTTGACGGCAGCTTGAAAGCGGTCGGGAATGGCGCGCTGATTGCCGAGAAGAATCTGCGAGCGATCCGCGCCGCTATGCCGCCGGGTGCTCTGGGTATCGAGAAAGAACTCGCCGACGCGAACGTGCAGGTGAACATCCTCGGGCGCCAGTTGAGCGCGCTGCGCGGCGCTGGGCACAACTTCATGGGCGTCGGCGGTGGTCGCGGTGGCGTCGCGCCGCTGCCCGCACCTGGTGGCGCTCGTGGTGGTGGCGGTCACGGCGGCCGCATCCATGGCGGCAACGTGCATGTCGGCCCGCACGGCTTTGGCGTCGGTGGCGTTGGCATGGGACTGGCCAGCGACATGCTCGTGCCGCTCGCTGCGGCGGGCGTCGCGGTGTACGTCGGCCATCAGTTTTACGAGGCGTCGAAAGACTATGAGATGGCTTTCGCCCGGTTCAAGACACTGAACCTGGGGGATGTCGTCAACAAGGATGCCGACAAGTTTGCCAAGGGGACCTCGCAGTTCGGCGTGTCGATGACGGAGCGCATGACCATGCTCCGCGACATGCACGAAATCATGGGCAACTATGACGAAGCCAAGGCCATTACTCCGCTGTTTTCTCGCATGCTGGCGGCTAATAAGGGCGTCTACGGTGAGGAAGGCAACAAATTTGACGAATCGACCTTCCAGGCGCTAGGCAAGGTCATTGAAATGCGTGGCGGCACGAAGTCGCAAGACGAGATGTTCCGTCAGGCCGACTATGCGCAGCGCGTCATGAGCGGCTCGGCCGGACTGGTAACGCCGACCGACATGCTTGCGTTCGCGAAGACCGGCGGCGTCGCCGGACGGCTACTCTCGAACAAGGCGTTCTACGCAGAAGCCGCGCCGATGATTCAGGAGATGGGCGGCTCGCGCTTCGGTACCGCCTTGATGAGCGCGCACCAGAATCTTGCGATGGGCCGTGGCACGTTGCAGTCGATGAGGGAAGCATCCCGCATCGGCATCATCGATCCGAAGATGATCGAGTACACGACCATTGGTACGATCAAGCGCGTGATGCCCGGTGCCTTGAAGGATGCGGCGTTGTTCGATTCCTCGCCGTACGAATACCTGCTCAAAGACCTGATTCCGGCGATCCGTGAAAAGGGCGTCGTCGGCGCGGGCAACAAGGTAATCACGGGGAGTGCGATCACCGACGAACAGATCGTTAGTGAGCTCAACCTGCTCCTCAGTAACCGGACTGGCGCCAACGCGTTTTCGCAGATGTATCTGCAGCGCGACAAGATCGCCAAGAACGTCGGTGTGACCCAAGGCGCAATGGGCATTGACGATCTAGAAAAGGTCTACAAGGGCTCGCCAGCAGGAGCGGAAGCGGAATTCGACGCAGCGTGGACGGACTTCAAGACGCAGTTCGGCAAGACGATGCTGCCTGCGATCACGAACATGTTGCTCACTGGCGCCAATATCCTGCGCACGATTGCTGGCGCTGCCCAAACGCCTATGGTTCAGTCCGCATCCAGCTTTACCGGAGGCGTGGCGCACGCGTTCGCATGGCCGTACCGTGCGATCAGTTCGCTATTCAGTAGCAGTGCGCACGCCGAAGATAATCCGCACGCTTCCACTTCGGTGGCAGGTGCATCGTCCGGTGCCGGCGGGAACGTCCACACGACGATCAACATGGATGGCCGCAAGGTAGCGCAGGCGGTGACGCCATATATGGCTGGTCCACTTGGTTCGGGCCTCTATGTCGGCGGCATCGACAACAACGTCAGCCTTCCCATGCCGGCACTGAAATGAGCGACATCACCCTCATCCTTGGCGACTTCACGTTCCAGGACTTCGAGATCCCCGAGGAAATCGGCTTCTCCGGGGACCAGAAGCTCGCTATCAAAAAGATGCTAGGTGGCGTGCGCGACATTCAGGCGCTCGGTACTGATCCGCGACCGATCGCGTGGTCGGGGCAGTTCTTCCCGACGCAGGACGGTCAGTCGGCTCTCGATCGCGCATTGACGTTGTCGCAGATGAAGGATGC